CATCCGGTGTGCTCCATCACCTGCAGGTACTGGTGCAGCATCGCCCGGTCGTGGCGGGTCTGGGAGGACAGCAGCATCGTGCAGTAGGAGTCGAGCACCGCGGTCAGCCGGGCGGCGTCGGCCAGCCCATCACACAGTTCCGGCACCGTGGTCCAGGCGTCCTCCAGGCACCAGGCGGTCGAGCCGTTGGGCCGGACGTAGAGGTAGTAGTCCCGGGCCGTGACCCCGTCCACCTTCACCTGCTGCCGGTTGCGCAAGCGGTTGCCGGCCCGCTCCAGCGCCCGCATCACCAGCGCCTCGGACACCCGCTCCAGGGCGGCCGGGAGCTGCCGGGTCGGGGCCTGCTCGGGGGCCGAGCGCGGCAGCGGATGACCGCGCAGCGACGGGGTGGGCCGCTGCTCGCGGGGGGTGGCCGCGGTGGCGTCGACGGCCGCCAGTTTCACGCCGAGGTCGCGCAGCGCGTCGAGCACCATGTCCGGGGTGGAGGACTGGACGGCGACCTTCATCAGCAGCCACTGGGCCAGCTGGTCGGCCAGTGGCATGTCGGCCAGCTCGAAGCCGGACTCGCGCACGGTGGCGACGTCGGAGATCAGCCCCCGGTCATAGAGTTCCAGCGCCTGCTTGGACAGGTCCGGGCGCATCCGCAGCGAGGATGTGTCGTACAGCAGCGCGTCGGTGGAGTCGCCGGTGACCGGGCGGATGTAGCCGACGATCAGGGCGTTGCACACCAGCTCGCACAGCGGCTCGATGTGCAGCTTGATCGCCGACTCGTCCACCATCCAGGCCGACCAGTGGTTCATCGCGCCGCCGGTGCCGGAGCTGGCGCCGATGCCGAGCACGATCTCCGGCGGCATGTCCATCCCCAGGGCCAGCCGGCGGATCGCCTCGTCGCGCAGGTTGGCGGAGTTCTGGTCGAGCTCGGACCAGAAGGTGATCGGCTTGCGGAACTCCTTGATCGCGTCGACCGGACCCGACACCACCAGCGGCACCACCGCGGCCGGCGACTCCGGGTTGCGGATCGGCTCCAGCATCCCCTCGCCGAGCACCCGCATGAACGACTCGGCCCGGTTGACCGGGTCCGGCAGCGGGCCCTCGCCGTCCGGCGGGGGCGGCGGCGGCGGGAACTCCAGAGTGTCCGGGATCGGCAGGATCCCGGCGCCGGCCACCCGGCTGGTGATCTGGGCGAAGATGTGCCGGGTCAGCCACTCGATCTCGGTGAGGATCGGCAGCAGCGCCTTGGACGGCGCGTCGGCCTCCAGGTGGCTGCGCGGGTGCGGGCGCCAGACCCGGATCACGATGTCGGTCGGGGCCAGGATGATCTGGGCGACGCCGTGGCCGTAGACGATGGTCCAGGTGGTGCCGGTCACCCGCATCTCCTCGGTGGACACCACCTCCCAGATGATCGGCGTCTTCTCCCCGGCGTCGTCCATCGGGTCGCCGCGGTTCTTGCGCCCGACGATGAACGCCTCGCCGGCCACCGTGAGGTGGATGCCGAGCGCTTCGAGCATCTGGGCCTGGCCGTCCCGGCCGGAGAACAGGATGTCGAGCAGGTGGCTGGCGGCGCCGGTGAAGTCGACGGTGACCTTGTGGGTGGTCGGGTCGACGGTGGCCGGTTGCAGCACCACCCGGCTCATGGCGTTGCCGACCCAGTTGGCGGCGAAGCGGAACTCGGGGCAGATGTCGTAGTGCCGCCACGCCTCGGTCTGCCAGCCGGTCTGCGGGCGGGCGTAGAGCCGGGGCATCTGGCCGGCGAACTGGACCGCGGAGGCAACCAGCGCGGTGGTCGGGATCACCACGTCGCGCGGATCTGTTTTCCGCCTCGCCACCTAGTCGTCTCCGTCCCGAGCCACCAGAATGGCACTTAGGTAGGACACCGCGAGTGTGCCGTTGACCGCCCACCACCAGAAGTTCCAGTCGGTCCAGTGGCCCCAGGCCAGGACCCCGGCGGCGAGGTAGGGCGCGGCACAGTACCCGCAGTCCACAAGCTTCGACCACTCGCCGTCTTTTGTCACCACTCGCCAGCGGTTGCGGAGCCAGGCGGAGGGCGGGTACCCATCGAAAACAAGGAGCCGGGTGAGCCGGGCGGTCGCCGCGATCGAGGTCGCGGCGACCGCGATCCAGTGCAGCGCCCAGGCATAGCTACCGGTCATCGGCGGACCCCGTTCGCCGTACCGGCTCCGGGTACGGGACCACAACGTGGATGCCGTCGAACCCGCACCGCTCCGCGTACTGGCTCACCATCGTCCACCGCTCCTCCGGGTCCGTTGGCTCGCCGCGCATCTCGAAGAACCACAGCGGCAGGACCAGCGGCGCGCTCACGGCGAACTCCCTCCGCTGTTGCTTAGTGACTAAGCAACTCTCTCAGCCGACCGCGTGCAGGTGCCGGTTGGTGGGCGAGGACAGGTGGGCCAGCACCGAGGCCGGGGCGGCCAGGCTGGCCGGCGCCCCGTAGCGGTTCAGTTCGGTGGCCGCGTGCACCAGCGCGTCGACCCGGTTCGGGGATGGTCCTTTACCGGGAACCCACAGGCACATCTCGTCTTCGAGCGCCTCCATCAGCCCGGGCCGGCCGACCAGGTGGACCCGGCCCTGCTCGAACAGCGCGACGATCGGCTCGGCCCGGATCTCCTTGCCGCGCCGGGAGGTGACGTCCTTGACCCGGACCCCCTCGTGCCCGGCGGACTGCAAGGTGTGCCGGACCATGTCGCCGCCGTAGTTCTTCTCGGCCACGATCGCGTCGGCCAGCAGCGAGTCGGCCAGGCGGTGGGCGGCCCCGGCCCACTCGGCCGGGGAGTACTTGCCGGAGCTGTCGGCCAGCACGTAGAGGTCGCGCCCGGCGACCCCGACCGCGATGATGCCGGTCTCGTCCGAGCGCTTGTTCTTGGTGCCGGCCGGGTCGACGCCGATCACGATCCGCTCCAGCTCCGGCGGCTCCGGGACCCAGGTCAGCATGTCGTAGCGCCAGAGCGCCCCGGCGACGTCGGGCAGGATCTCGCCGTACAGCTCCTGGCGGCCCTTGCGGGTGCCCTCATAGCGGCCGAGGATCTGGGAGGCGAAGGTGCCCGACAGGTTCGACAGGTTGGAGTAGGTGGTGGGGTTGGTGACCTGGGTGACCGGGTCGGCGATCAGCGTCTTCATCCACTTGGTCGGCAGCGGGGTGGTGGAGCAGACCACCTTCGGCGCCCGGCCCAGGCGCAGCCCCAGCAGCAGGGTGTCCCAGACGTCCTCGACCAGGTCGTAGTGGGCCGGCTCGTCCAGCCAGGCGAAGCCGAACTGGGGGCCGCGCAGCCGGTCGGGCTCCTCGGCCGAGAAGCCCTGGGCGATGCAGCCGTTGGGCCAGGTCAGCTTCTTCTTGCTGGGCTCCCACTGCGGGCACTGGCCCGGGGCCGCGGTGGCCAGCAACCCGGAGACGCCCTCGACCATCGTCTCACGCAGGTCCCAGCCGGTGGCCGCGACCAGCGCGATCCGGCCGGTGATGGCGGTGACCCGGTGGGTGATCTCGGCGCCGGTCCGGGTCTTGCCGCCGCCGCGGCCGCCCTTGACGCAGAAGGTCAGCCAGTCGCCCCACCAGCGCGGCGGGCGCTGCTCGGGCCGGGCGTGCCGCCAGGCCCAGTCGCCGTGCGGCTCGCCGGTGCAGTGCGCCAGCGTGCAGTAGAACGGCCGCCAGGCGTTGCGCTCGGCCTCCTTCAGCAGCTCCAGGGCCCGGTCCTGGTACTCGGGTTTCCAGTTCCGCCAGGCATCGAGCTGCTGACCAGCCGGGACTCCCGCCAGCTTCGGTGGCATCTCAGGTGCCACAGCCCGCGGTAGCGACGGATGACCAGCTCGCCGATGAACAGCGGCCGGTGGCAGTAGACGCAGCGGTGGCCGTCATAGCGCACCTTCACGCTTCGAGTGTAGGTCCGGTTCAGTCACTGTATCGTCGCCGGCCGAGGAGAACCCGGCGAACCGGCCGTAGCTCCCGCCGCGGTAGCCGGGCTGGGCGGCGACCAGCGCCGCGGCGTCCAGGCCCAGCACGTCGGCGACCGCGGTGGCGACCACCCGCTGCAGCCAGGCGTTGATCGACGGGGCGCCGTCGGCCCGGGCGGCGTCGCGGATCAGCATCGGCAGCTCGGTGCTGCAGGCGAACTCACGGCGCGCCGAGTGCCAGGGCATCGGGGGCCTCCTCCTCGCTGATGATGTCGGCCTCGATCACGTCGGGCACCGAGCCGCGGGCGACCGCGGCGACCCAGGCGGCCAGCTCGGACGCGCTCGGGGAGTGCACCACCACCTCGGTCGGCGCGGCGTAGCCGTTGAGCTTGACGATGTCGGAGATGATCTCGCGGACCCGGCCGACCGCGGCCAGCTGCTCGGGGTCGTGCGGGTCGGCCGCCTTGGCCCAGACCGCGTTCAGCAGCCGGTCCAGCCGCCGGGTCATCAGGGCCCGGCCGTGCTCGCGGTCCTCGACGGTCAGGGTCGAGGCGAGCTGGCGCTCGACCGCGACCAGCGCCGAGCGCGGCGAGGCGTAGCCGAGGGTCCGGGCGATCGCGTCCCAGCTGGTGCCCTCGGTCCGCAGCGCCAGCGCGGCGTCGGCCTTGCGCCGGCGGGCCGAGACCAGGCACGAACCGTCCTTGGTCGGTGAATCGGTGCGGACCCCGGTGGGGTCGGACGGGTCCTGGTGCAACATGGCCGGCTCCTCACGCTGCTCGGCTGCCAGTCTGCCCTTCCGAGTCGCGACTCGGAAGGCGTGCTTAGTGACTAAGCAAAGAGGTCGGGCTCCGCCGTCGGAGGTGGCGACTCGGCGGGCGTGCTTAGTGACTAAGCAAAGAGGTCGGGCTCCGCC